GCTCGCCATTCTGAGCCGACGCCAGCAGTCCGATACCGGGATGATCTCGTGGCACGACAAGCTGAATGAAGCCATCGCCTGGCAGGGGAAGATACTTCTCGATTTGTGGCCGAAATACATTTCGCGGGCGAAAGTGCAGCGCATCATCAACCCCGACGACACGACCAAGCACGCAGTGGTTTTTAACTCCTCATACTCCGATCCGCAAGACGCGCAAGCAATGCTGAATCCCGACGCCGGGATGAAGATGGCCTACGACGTGGGAGTCGGCGATTATGACCTCACACTTTCGAGTGGACCGATGTACCAGACCCAACGACAGGAAGCATTCAAAGCCATCAGTATGGTCATCGCAGAGGACCCGCAGCAAATGCTGCCAGTGTTGGGAGATGTTTGGTTCAGCAATGCCGACTTTGCGGATGCCGATATTTTAGCTGCCCGCTTCAAGAAACTCTTACCCCCGAATTTGCTGGACTCCGACGATGATGATGTACAGAGCAGGCTAACGAAGGCGACAGCAGAGTTGCAGCAGTTGAGCACGCAATACAACCAGTTGTTGATGGAGATGAACCGGGCCTCGGACACTATTCGCACGAAGCGTTTGGATCTCGAATCGAGAGAGCGCATCGCGCTGATGAATAACTTCACGGCTCTTACTGTGCAACGGCTTAAATCTCACGATGCGGCAGCGCAAGCATTGATGGACAAGCAGCTAGAGGCCATCACCATGCAATTAAGCGCCATGCACGAAGGAATGAGCATCGACGACGATGCCGGTGCCGCCCCGAACACACCAGAGTTGCCGAACCAGGTTGAGCCGCACGTGCAGCCGATTGTCCCAGCGTCCCCGACGCCGAGACCGCAGCCAGTTACGCAGTAAGCAATCCAGAGCAATCCACAAACCCTACAAACACAGGAGGAAGTGATGACGCCATCAGGGATCATTTTGAGTTCAGGAAGCCAGGGAGCGACCAAAGAGTCGCTCGAAAGCGTGTTAACCAAAAACGGATTCGAGCCGGAAAAGCCGGAAGTGGTCGCACCCGTCGAGCCCAAGCCGGAAGATTTTGAATCCGACGAAGAGTGGGAGAAGGCGAAAGCTGAGTTCGATGCTGCGACGGAGGACGGTGAGCGAAAAGAGGAAGAGGAAAAAGAAGCGGCAGGGGACAAACCCGAAACCCGTCAACAGCACAAACCCACCCGACGTCAGAAAGCCGTCGAGAAAGCCACCAAGGAACTGCGGGAGGAACTTGCGAAAGCGAATGAACGCCTCGCCGCGCTCGAAACTGGAAAGGGTAAGGCTGCGGCCACCGAAACCGTCAAGCCACCAACTGAGCCCAAGCGCGAAGATTTCAAGAGCGACAAGGAATTCGACGACGCTCTGTTCGACTATCGCTACAAACTGCGCCGCGCCAATGAAGAAGTTGAGAACGCGCAGAAGAGGCTGAACGACGGCCTCGCCAAGAATTTCGCCGACTACAAGGACGCAGTCGCTGACTTCAAAGAAGATCACGACGACTGGGATGAAGTAGTCGACCAGAAACTCGCCATTCCACAGGCGGTTTATTACGCCATCGTCGATTTAGGCAAAGAGGGGCCGCGAGTGACCTATCACCTCGGGCAACACCCGGAAGTCGTCGACGAGCTGGCGGAAATGACGCCCTACCGTGCCGCGATCGAAGTGGGACGCCTCGCCGACAAGCTAAAAGGCGGCAAGCCCAGCACGGAGAACCCGAAACCCAAGCCCCGCGTGCTTCCTGAGCCAGTGCGAACCCTCTCGACCAACGCGGCGCAATCCAGCCTGACCCGACGCGAGGCAGCAGCGAAACGCGATTACAAATCTTTCAAAGTTGCGGATCGTGCCGGCAGGTAAACCCTCTTAAGGAGAACGACTTTGGGAAACTCAATTCTCACGAATCAGGAGATCAGTTTCAAGAACCTGATGGTGCTTGAAAATTCGATGTCCTTCACCAAGAAAGTGAAACGCAATTACGATGACCGCTTCGGACGCTCCGGCGCGAAGATCGGTTATATCCTCAACATCCGCAAGCCCGCCCGCTCGGTTTCGACCGCCGGACAAGGCATTCAGTTGCAGGACTACATCGAACGCTCGGTTCCTTTGGTCCTCAACAAGCAGTATCAGCAAGCCTGCGCCTTCACCTCGTCCGATCTCACGCTCTCACTCGACGATTTCACCAATCGGGTGACCAAACCAAAGATCGTGCAGCTCGCCAACGACATCGACTACGACGGCTTGCAGCAGTTCATCAACGTGCCTGCCGAAGTGGGAGCGCCGGGAACGGTCCCTGCGACTCTAGACGTCTACCAGAACGCCAGTCAGTTCATTGCGGACGAAGGATTCCCCATCGACGGCGAAGACGACATCACCACCCACGTCTCTCCCAAGATGATGCGTATCATCTTCCCGCAATTGCAGGGCTTGATCACCAATGGCGGAGGCACCGCGTCACTCGGCTTCCTGCGCAGCTTGGCGAAAGGCGAAGACGGCGGAAGCGATGACTTTATCAAGGGCAAAGTCACCGAAGCAGCCGGGATGACGTTCTTCCGTACCCAGAACGCGCCCACCTTCACGACAGGCACCCAGGGCGGCTCGCCCGTGGTCAACGGTGCGAACCAAACTGGATCGTCCATCGCATCGAGCGGCTGGTCGAACAACACCCAGGTGCTCAACCAGGGCGACATCATCTACTTCGCTGGTGTCCACCGCATCAACCCGTTGACTCGTCAGTCGACCGGCGATCTGCGTGGGTTTGTGGTGACCGCAAACGTCACTTCGAACGGATCCGGACAGGCGAATATTCCAATCGCTTGCGTGGATGGCGATGGCATCACGCTAGCCGGTCCTTACCAGACCGTCGATGTGTCGCCAGCGAACAGCGCTGTCATTACGGTATCCGGAGCCAGTGCCGTAACCAGCCAGCGCGGACTGGTGTTCCATCCGGAGGCTTTCACCTTCGGCTGCGCGGATCTCGAGATGTACGACAACCAGCACATCTCTGAGATGGCTGCGGACAAGGATCTCGGCCTTGCCATCCGCATGTGGGCGCAACCTGACATCAACACTGACCGCTTGCTGATGCGGCTCGACGTACTCGGCGGATGGCTCACTATGTACCCGCAGGGTGCCTCGCGGATCGCCAGCTAGTTCTAAGTCAAATCCCAAAAGAAAAGAGAAATAAATCCTATGAACCGATTCACGAAAATTGCTGTGCTTCTCTCTCTCGTGGCGGGTTTGGCTGGAGCATGCTTCGGCCAGACCGCGCTTACGCAAACTACTTTAGCCTCGGCAGTCAACGGCCCAGCGCTCTATTCCGGAACGACACCGACCATCTCTGGCACGGTGACTCTGGCGTCGTGTACCGGTCTTGCCGCTCCTGTTCTGCCGGGAACCCCTTCGTCGATCATTTATGTCGGACGTGAAGCGATGGGCGTTTTCAGCGTGAACACCACCTCGTGCATCCTGGTCGTCAATCGCGGCTATATGGGCACGCAGGCGGCTCCGCATCCATCCGGAGACATGGTGCTCTACGGACCAAACTACGCAAACACCATCGCCTTCGGCGGGAATCCGGTTCCGAACGGGCTTTTCCAGCAAGACCCGCCCGCCAATGGAACCTGTACTGCTACGGGCACGCCTACCAGTCCCTGGGTTAACGTCCTAACCGGTGCGCAATGGATTTGCTCGACCATCTCGAAGACCTGGATTCCAGGCTTCGTGAACCCGTTGACTACAGTCACGGATGTTCCGAACACTGCCGTTGCTTCGGCCGGGACCATCCTCCCGACAGGACCACTGTTTCACCTGACCGGGACAACCGCTGTAACCACCATCACCACCCCCGTGGGCTGCGATGCCACGGCGGTCGGTGGTTGCACATTTTCGATGATTGTCGACTCCGGAACTGCTTCGCAGTTTGGCACCGGCGGCAATCTTGAGATCGGAGCTGCGATCACGACATTGAGCGGTAAGACCTACACCTTTGTGTGGGATGCGGTTCAGTCGAAGTGGAGCATCAGCGGCTAGTAGTTAGTTTCCTCCCCGCTTCGGGCGTTGAGCGTATCAGCGCCCACATTCTTTCCACGGAGAAAATTACATGGCAGACATAAAGCTAGACGGCAGCGACAAGATCGCGCCGGTTCCATTCGATGCGCACGAACAGGCCACACGCGGCGTGCACCTTCCCACCGAAACCGATTCCCCGGACAAGGATCCACGCACAGTTGTCGAATTCCCCAAGGCAGTCGATCACGTCGATCATCCTTCTGGAGTCGGCAAGCAACCCGTGGTCGTGAACAGCGCCGAGGAAGAGCAAGCGTATCTCGACCAGAAGGAAGAAGAAGCATCCGACGAAACCGCGTGATTTATAGATCACGCTAGTTCCTCCCCATTTCAAAAACACAGGAGAAATCTATGGCATCCGGAAATTTCAACATGGAAGACCCGTCGAAGCAGGAGCAGATCCGGCGCGGGCACCACGAATATATTCCCACCGCTGGCAAGCACGGAGCCTACGTTCCGAGGCAGTACGATCGCTCCAAGAACGATTACCCGAAGATGATGGGCAAATTCCCCGCGCCGAAACTGGCAGACTTCAAGGGCCAGGCGAACCCGGAGCAGCTTCTTGAGAACGCGCAAAGGGAGTGGAACCGGGCGATGGACGCGACGATCGTCAACTCCAAAGCCGAAGAGCATGAGTGGTTGAAGGCGAACGGCTAGCCGTCTAGCTCAAGGCAAAAGCCGAAGCAGGGTTTTCCGTCGAGAGTGTAGAGATTGGCGATTTGGCAGACTTGGCCGTTTCGCTTTTTGAGCGCGAGAAAGCACTCTTCGCAGACTTCCGACCTATCAAGGCTGTTCATCTGAGGGAACTCTTCGCCTGCTTCCATAACCGAATTCTAAACCCCCATGCCCAATAACCCCACAAACCCGCTCGCTCAATCGGCGACGGATTTCATCAAGTCTGGGTTGCGCCTGGTCGGAGCGCTGCGCAGCGGATTGAATCTCTCAAATGACGAGCTCACGGATTGCGCCCTGGTGCTGAATAGCATGCTCGATAGCTTCTCGATCGAGCGCACCCAGATTCCAGCCACCGCCATCCAGACGCTAGATCAGAACCAGAAGACACTCACCTTGGTTCCGAATCAGGCGTCTTACGCGCTGGGCAATGCGATAGGCACGGAGAATTTCCTTCTGCCGCGGCCGTCGCGAGTCGAGCGGGTTTCGATCATGTACGCGGCTTCGCAGCCTACTCCTGTCGAAATCGACATGGAGATGTATGACGACGTGCAATGGCAGGGTATTGCCAACAAATCCACGCCGTCAATCCTTCCCCAAGTCTGCTTTGTGGACGATTCGAGTGCCGTCTTCCCCGACATGGTGCTCTACTTCTGGCCGGTGCCGACGCAGGCGAACCCGGTCATTCTCTACATCTGGGGGCTGTTGCAGCAGTTCCCGAATCTAACTGCACCGTTTCTTTTTCCTCCGGGTTACGCGGAGATGTTGCGCTACAACCTGGCGCTTCGCCTGGCAGCGGAGTTTCCCTGCGATCTGCAAAAACTGGCAATCGTGCAGAAGCTCGCCGCCGAATCGAAAGAGCGCGTCGCAGGCATCAACGTTCGTCCCAAAGAAGCTGTGTGCGACTCGGCACTGCTTCCGAGTGGCGGGATGGGGAACATCTACACCGGATCAGCCAGCCGGAGTTTGAAGAACTAATGGGAGCATCAGCAGGTGGGATTCTTCGGGCTTGGAGCGATACGCCTCGAAGTACGCATGGAGAAGGTTTTGCTGGGCTTGGTGGTATTCGAGACTGGCAAGTTGTTCAGCGAATCTCAATTTGTCGCATTCATCCTCGCGGGCTCTGATCGATGCGAACCACAGTATGAGACTCGAATTAAGCGGTCCGAAGACCGAGGTGGATCGTCCTTTCGGCCAACCCGGAATGATGTCCCGCGCCTTTAACTTCATCGGCTGAAATTATATGCGATTCGGATTCTGCGGACCCGCGTACCAGGCTCCATCGCCTCTGGGTGATGCTGAAGCTCTGATCAACTTCTATTTGGAGCAGATGGAATCGCCGAACGCCCGCACGCCGTTTCTTTTGATCGGCACGCCGGGTCTTTCGATATTTGCCAATCTCTCGGCCGTCGCTGGCGTTGCCTTGCCTTCAGTGCGGGGAATCGAGACCTTCAGTAATCGGACCTTCGCGGTGGCAGGAACGCATCTTTTCGAATTGACCCAGTCGGGAGCAATCGACTACGGCGGCTTTGGTGGGAATAACAACATCATCGACGACGGTCTTCCCGTAACGATGGTGTGCGGCGGAACTGTGGGAGGAAGCTATCCCACGCAAGTGCTGATCGCGAGTGGCGGCACGCTCACCGTGTTCTCGCTCATCTCGGACACATTCCAGGCGCTCACTACGCCACCGACGAACGTATTGATGGTTGAATTTCTCGACGGCTTCTTCATCGCGCTCAGTCAGGGGAATACCTGGTCGGTTTCAAATCCCGAAGACGCGACCACCTGGCCAGGCATTTCCGTGGCTCAAGTCTCAGTGTTCTCCGATCAGCTTCTCTCCCTCATTGTTTCGAATGAACGCTTGTGGGTCTTCGGGGGAAAGCGAGCGGTGGCGTATTACACCTCGGGTTCCCCGCTCTTCCCTTTTGATGTGGCCAGCGGCGGATTCATGGAAGTCGGAATCCTCGCGCAGTATTCGGTGAAGCGCGTGGCCATGAAAAGCGGAACGACATTCATGTGGCTGGGCGGAGATGAACGCGGCGGAACTGGCGTGGTCTACGCTGCCAATGGCTATCTTCCGCAGCGAGTTTCTGATCACGGCTTTGAATACTGGATGGCGCAGCAGCCGCAAATCTCGGATGCGGTAGGAATGGCGCGGCAGGACCAGGGCCACAATTTTTATGATCTCTGGTTCCCCACCGCGAACGCGACGTGGACACTCGATGTCGATCTCGGGAGCTGGGCGCGGCGGTCGTCCCTTGTGAAAGGCCTACCAGCAGCCCATCTCGGACGTTGTCACAGCTTCAATTTTGCCACGCACCTGGTCGGCGATCGCAATTCCGGAAACGTGTACGCCATGAGCACCCAGTATCTCTCGGAAAACACCGCGCCGGGAGTCTTTAACCCCATCGTTCGTACCCGCATCGGCCCGACGATCTCGAACGAAGGCGGCCAGCTCACCGTTCCCATCAACGAATTTCAGGTGGATTTTGAAACCGGGCTCGGCCCGATGCCGCCACTGGTCGATGCTTTCGGCAATCCTCGCGATCCGCAAGCGATGTTCAGTTACTCGGAAGACTTCGGTAAGACGTGGACGCCGGAGCGAATGATCTCCTGCGGCAAGGCGGGACAGTTCAAGAAAGTGGCGATCGATCGGCGGCTCGGGAGCTGGCGCAGTTGGACACCGAAGGTCACGGTTTCTGATCCCATCCCCTGGCGCATTGCCGATGCTTATGTGAACGGAACACAAGATCAAAAAGAACGCTGGGCGAAGTCGATTGCGAGGGTTAGTTAATGGCGGTGTCGCGTCAGCTACTTGAGACCCTGAATCCTGTGCACTGGGAAAAAGGCGGAAGCGGCGGCCCGCGTGTCACCTGGCTGCAAGGCTTGAGCGATCTGGTGAATCGGCCGGTTATCAACCGCCTAACCGCAACGACTTCTGCGACGGCCGTGGTTACCAATGCGGCAGTGCAATCGAGCGGAGTGGGGACCGGACAGCTTCAGCCGAAACGCTATGCCGAATTCACGGTCAAGGCCCGAGTCACATTCAACATCAATAGCGTCGGGCCTGCTTTCGTCTACGTCTACCGCACGCTGGGCGCGATTCCAGCCAACGGCGCAGCTCCGAATGCTGGGGACGTCGCAATCGGCGGAGATGCCTTCGTCGGCGGACCAACTTCAAACGGAGTCAACCAGGTGGGGACGCTGTCGTTCCTCGACTCAGGCCTCGACACCAGCAAACGCTACCGCTACTACCTCGCAGTGCTCGGCCCGAACGGAAACACCTTGAACCTGGTCAACCAATCTCAGCTTTTAGTGATGGAGCGCTCCTAACATGGGATTCCTGGCAGCACTGCCCTCGATCATTGGGGGTGTCGGATCGCTCTTTGGAGGCTTGTTTGGCTCAAACCAGACGGGCAAAGCTACTCAGCAGTACGTTCAAGGGCTTCAGCAGGCGCAGCAATCGCTCGAAGGCTCGGAACAGCAGGGCCTTCAGAACTATTCGCCGTATCTTCAAGCTGGCAGCACCGCAACCCGCAGCCTGGGCGATCTCCTGGGTACACCAGGGCAAGGCTTACTCACCCCGTGGACGCAGCAGTTCACCGCGCCGACGGCTGCCGAAGCCGCAGCAACGCCTGGTTATCAGTTTCAGTTGCAGCAGGGCGAGAACGCGATGCAGAACTCGGCCGCTGGGCAAGGATCGCTCCTCACCGGGCGCACCCTCGCCGATCTCAACAACTACGCGCAAGGCACGGCCTCGGCCAATTACCAGAACACTTTCAATAATTCGCTCACCCAGTACCAGTCGGCCTACAACACGTTCTTGAACAATCAGAACAACACCTACAGCCGATTGATGGGCATGAGTGGTGAAGGCCTGCAGGCAGCGGGCGGAGCGGGAAATCTGATCTCGAATGTCGGCGGCGACATCGCTTCGCTTTACGGACAGAAGGGTGCAGCACAAGCGGCAGGAACGATTGGTTCGGCGAATTCCATTAATTCCATCTTCCCCGGCATTGCAAATTCCCTAAGCGGGCTTTCGCTTTCGAGTCTACTGGGCAATACAAACTCAGTTCCCAGCTATCTTGGCGCACCAACTGCGCCCGGCTCCGGATTCGGGCTGGGGGCGCTGCCGCCGGCAGGAACGGGAGGCCCAACGAGTGGGCCTTTCATGTCGGCGGGTGGCAGCGGCGGACCGCTGTTGAATCAGTGGTTGCTGAGCAACCTTAACGGGGGAGGATAGCGAATGTTTCAACTTCCAGCCGTCCCGAATCTCAACGTGACCCCGCCGCAGATGCCGTCTCCCCTCGATCAGTACGGGAAGATGCTGCAACTGAAGACACTGCTAGGACAGCAGGCGATGCAGCCTCTCCAGCAACAGGAAGCGCAGCAGGATATTCAGGCGAAGCAGTTAGAGAATCAGAAAGCGCAGATGTCGCTCGCTTCGCAGCAAGCACTGATAAAGGCCGTGGGCTCTGGCTTCCTCACGAAATACGTGGGCAAGGAAACTCCTGATGGTTCCGGCTTTGATGCGAACGGCGCATTTAACGAACTTGTCACTCCGGTAGAAAAAGGCGGATTCGGGGTGATGCCGCCTGAAGCGAGCGGACTCGTGGATTCACTTTTAAAGCGCGCTCAGGGGCAGGCGGAAGTCGTCAAGACCAATGCTCAGGCGGGAGAGGCGCAGGCCACCATTCGCACCAAGGGCCTCGAGACACTTCACAGCCGTGTGGCGGGAGCAATCGAAGACCCGAAGACGATCCCCGCATTACTCAATGACCTGGTGAAGAATCCGCAACTATTCAGCGGTGTGCCACAGGACGATTTAGCCCATGTGTTCGTGGCGGCGAAAAACGGGGACATGGACGGGCTCAAAGCAGCGGGCGGAGCGCTGGATGTTGATAAGACTCTCGCCGACTTCCACAAATCGAAGGCGGAAGCAGTAACCGCCCAGCAGAAAGTCATTCCCGATAACGGTGGCATGTCACCGGACACCGCGCAGCAGGTTCAAAAAGATGTCGCCGTCGCAACCAATCCCCAGATTCAGCAAGGTAAAGAAGCGGTCGCGGTCGCTGAAGGCAGAGCGCGCGAAGGGATACAGGTGGCGATGGAACCGCTCCGCCTGCAAATTCAACAGCAGTTCCAAAACCAGAAAGATGCGCGCGACAAGATCGAGACCAGCACCCTCAAACCGTTCCAAGACAAGATGACCGATATCGAGATGGCGCGAACTGCCATTTCTCAGGCCTTGGATAATCCCGTCTCCGCGCGGGCGGCGATCTTCAAGATGGTCGGCGTGGCCCAGCCTACAGGATCACATCGGGTTCTACCGATGGAGTTCACGGCGTTCAAATATCCCGGCGGCATCACCGACCAGGTCAAAGAGAAATTCAACGACTTCCTCAAAGGCGAGCCGTGGACGCCAGAGATCGCGCAGGCAGCAAGCTCCTTCATCGACGGACAAGCAGGAGCCGCGCAGCGCAATCTGAATTCTGGAATTGACAACGTCAACAAACTCTATGGGACCAGCGTGGGAAGCGGATTGAAGCAGCAAGGCGCTCCGAAGGTCCTCCCGCTCAGCGCGATTCAGCAGGCAGCGAAAGATCATGGCATCTCTATTGAAGAAGCCACGCGCCAGGCACAAGCGCAGGGCTATACCGTCCAATGAGTTCACCTACACCAATTGATTTCTCGAAGTACGCGCAACCAGGAGCGGCGCAAATTGACTTCTCGAAGTACGAGAGCGGCGCGGCAACTACCAGCGCTCCGCCTTCGGTTGCGGCTCGCGTGCGCGATAACTTCGCCTCTGGCCTCGGTGTGATGTCGGACGAAGACGCAAAGAATTTCTTTTTACATCCAGTGAGCACCGCGATCAAATCGCTCGACGCCCAGGGCGCGCTTGCTGTCAAAGCCAAGGACGCTTACGAGAAGGGCGACTACAAAGGCGCTCTGATGTACGGGCTCAACTATCTGGTGCCGTTCATCGGACAGCAAACCGCAAAAGCGGGCGAGCAAATGAGTGAAGGCGATATCGCTGGAGGATTGGCACGCACGGCGGGCGCTGCTCTTCCAATGGTGGTAGGAAGTCCCGAAGCTCGCGCAGTTGCAAGCGATGCAGCATCCACAGTGAAGAGTGCGGTGTCATCGGCTGCATCGGCGGCCCAGCCAGTTCTAGCAAAAGTTGCGAAAGTGGCCTCGGATACTATTGATCCCGACCTCACGGGGGTCCTCTCTCCGCGGCTTGCCCACGTACAGAAGGCGCTGGGCAAACTTTCAGATGCGCTCGAAAAATCACAGCAAGCTCATGCCGAAGCTGCCGACCTCGACGCGACGGAAGCTAACAAGCCCTATGCCGGAGAAACGGCACGAGGAAGAACTCTCGGTGGAGTCAAGCCCGTGCCACAAGTTCAAGCGCAGCCGGCAGCTCAACCCGCGCCAGTTCCGGCCGCGCCAGCTCCGCAACCTCCAGCTAGCATTCCGCTCTCCGCGCTCAATGGTCCGCGCATCGTGCCATCAGTGCAAAACATTCGGGAAAATCTTGCGCAGGCTCAAAGCGCAGAGGCAGCTCCGTCTCGCATCACTCCCGATGCGATGGAAGACCACGCCTTGCAGCAGGAGATGAATCAGGACTTACAGCGTCACGGATGGGCGGCGGATTCAGAAGCGCGAAGAGAATTTATTGCGCGGAATTCGACGGGAGTTACGAAGGGCGAATTAACCGGTGCGGTCGAAAAGCCGGTGAAGTATACGAAGACGCCCGGCGTCTCGTCAACCGGCAGCGGTGTGGCGGGAGACTCAGAAGATTTGCTCGATCTACTGCGACGATCAGTGGAGTCGGCGAAGAAGCAGGCGAAGGGGCAACGCTGAACAGACCACCCCAAGGGCGATTCAGATCCGACGTTCCTTCGTAATCACGCATAACTTGTCCATCTTAATCTCTGCCATGAAAAAAGCCAGCATTTTACTTGCGGTTGCACTTTTCTGCACCCTCGCCAGCTTCGCCCAGACCGTCTCCCCCTTCATGGGTCTGGGGAACGCCCAGTTCTTCGACAATAACGGCGAACCCTTGGTCGCAGGCGTCCTCTATAGCTATCAGGCGGGAACCTCGACCCAGCAGGCCACTTACACCGACTCTACGGGCCTAGTGCTGAACCCGAATCCCCTGCCCTTCGGAAGCGGAGCCCGCACCGGAATCTGGTTGCTGAGCTCGTCTTACTACAAATTTGTGCTATGCCTGCAAAACGATGGAGCGAACTGCGCGCCAGCGGATGTGCTCTTCAGCGTCGACCAGGTCCCGGGATCTCCCGCAGGCTCGGGGGGTGGTTCGGGATCCCCATTTATCTCCGCATCGGCAAATCCGGCGACGACCGGAATCCTGCGCCTAGCTACGGCGGATTCGATCTGCTGGCGCAACGCCGCGAACTCGGCCAACCTCTGCATCTCGAAAGATTCAAATGACGTCTTGAGCTGGGCGGGGAACGCGATGAAGTTCCCCGAGCTTGGGTGCTCGAATACGACCGCAGCTTTCGACTATCTATGCGCGTCCAGTACAAATCACCGCTGGATGATGGCAAATAACGGCGGAGCCCAAGCGCAGATCGCGGCGGCGGGCGTGGACATCAACACCAGCGACCAGGTCACGCAACTGCATTTCGGTGCGACTGCTGAGCCGCTAGGAACGGCGCCGACTACGAACCAAAATCTCTGCTGGAACGGCACCAATATTGTCGGTTGCACGCCTAACCCATTCCCGATCACCATTTACAGCACCGCTTCGGCGATCACCACATCGAGCATCGGTTCCACGCTGATGACGACCGCTCCCGTCAGCGGGGCCACCTACCGATTGTCGGCCTACGGCACGATAAGCGTGATCGGGACTTCCTGCACCGGGACTAGCGTCGCCACGGTGGATGTGGTGTTCACGGACATCAATACAGGAAGCGCGACCTGGCTTGTTTCGACGCTCCAGCCCCAGGGTGGTTTTAACGGCAGCTTGGGACCGATGACCCCAATTGGAGTGATTGGGACGTTTCGGGCTAAAACCTCCACCAACGTCAGTTATCTAGTGAACTGGGTTCCTGGGACCGGATGTTCTCCGGGGCAAACCTATCAAATCTTCCCAGTGCTTGAACAATTGTCAAATTAGCGGAACTCTCATGCGTAAATTCTCGATTTGCTTCATTGTGACTCTTGCGGCATCTCTCGCTTTCGGCCAGGGTGTCTTTGTCCCGCCGCAGGTTGCGCTCAACACGGTGAACGGGATCACCAGGCCAATCGCGCAGGCGACGATCACGGTGTGCGCGGCAGGTGCGAGTGGGATTCCCTGCTCTCCAGTGCTAGTCGGAGCAATCTTCAAAGATGCGGCTCTCACTCAGCCGCTTTCGAACCCGTTTACGACGGATACCTATGGCAATTACAACTTCGCGGCCGCAGCGCTGACGACTTTCACCGTCACTGTGACCGCGCCAGGGTATGCGGGGTTCTCGTATCAGATCACCACCGGAGGCGGAAGCGGGAGCAGTGGGATCACGGGATGCGGGGGCACTCCGAATTTTCTCGCCATTTGGACGGGCTCGACTGTCCTCTGCAATTCCCTTCTCAGCGATGACGGGACCAACTTGATCTATGCCGGGACGAATCTCGCGGTCAAGAACATAAATAACAACCTGATTGCCGTGGGTCAAAATTTGATCATGAAGGGTGCCGACGGCAGCGGAGCCACTCATGGTGGTGCTGGCGAACTTCTCGCTGGATCAGGGACCGGAACTAACAGCGGCGGTGGGCAGTTAATAATGCAGGCTGGATCGGGAACGGGAAGCGCTGCCGGTGGCGCCGTAACCCTACAAGCCGGAAGCACCATAACTGGCAATGGGGGTTCCGTAGTCATTCAAGCTGGCGCTTCGATCTCAGGCCCTGGTCTCGCTGGGAATGTTCTGCTAGAGCCTGGTTTTTCAAGCACCACGTATGGAGGCGAAGGGACAGTCTCGATTGGAATAACTTCCGGATACGAAGGTGCAATGCCTTTTTATCTAGGGGTAGTAACTTTTGCGAATTTATTCACCCCGCCGAGCGATCCTGTCAACTTTAGTACACATGGAGCATTGCTGAACTGCACTGACTGCAAAGGTCCGCAAGACTCCGTTTCTTGGGGTAGCACCGCGGTAGGTAGCGGCACGGGAGCAGTGTTGAAGTACACCGGCTCCGCCTGGATCGTCATCGGCTAAAGCATTCTTCTCGACTGCAAAGGTCCGCAAGACTCCGTTTCTTGGGGTAGCACCGCGGTAGGTAGCGGCACGGGAGCAGTGTTGAAGTACACCGGCTCCGCCTGGATCGTCATCGGCTAAAGCATTCTTCTCGACTAAATCAAACCAGAGGTAATCCACCAATGAAACGCACAATGACGCGGTACCTCGTCTTTCTGCTCGCTTGCTTGTCCCTCGGACCTCCGCTCTTACGTGGGCAGTCCAGCAACAGCAACGGCCCGTGGTTCATCACCAGCACCCAGACCGCCTCGATCAGCGTCGGCGCGGCTTCTACCGTCGGCATCCAGGTCACCGGCACATGGACGGGAACCTTGCAGCCGCAAGTGGCGATTGCGGGGCAGGCCGGAGTGAACACTGCGGTTTATCCGACTGGCTCAACCACCTCGCAAACCACCATCACCGCAAACGGGTTTTACACCATGCCGGCGGCGGGAGCGACGACATTCCTTCTCGTGGGCAATACCGTGTCCTCGGGAACGGCTGTGATTTATCTCTCGCAGAGCACGGGTACCGCGCGCGGGCCAGCGAGCGGCGGAGGCGGCGGAGCCGTTAGCTCTGTTTCCGGTACAGCAAATCAGGTCACCGTGTCTCCAACTACGGGAGCAACGGTTGTATCACTTCCTGCTGAGGTTGATTTAGGAGTTGCGGGGACAAGTACCGGCATTCTCGGCTTGAACGGGGCCACCAGCGGTAAAGCCACGATCACCGCGCCCGCGGTCGCAGGGACAGCGACCAACCCGATCTCGATCACCAACTCCCTCCAGCTCCCAAGCGGCACGGTCTACAACTGGAATAATGACACCGGACTCTCCCGCGATTCCGCTGGGGTTGTAGACGTTGGAAACGGGACAGCGGGAAATAAATCAGGCACCATCAATGCCGCGGTGGTGAGCGCATCCAGTTCTGTTTCAACCGGAAGCTCGACCGTTGTGGCTTGCGCGGGGGCGACGGGTTGCGAAGAAGTCACGGAGGCGTCGGTTGCGTGTACGCCGACCGCGGGCAGAGATTGCAAGCGTGGTGACTCCACGGCTCACTCATTCAAATGTTCCCTGAATGGCGGCACCGAGACAGCTTGCGATCCGCTGATTACGAATGATCTCGGTGGAACCGCGGCCGCGCCCACTATTGTTTCGACGCACATCACGGGATTTACAACCAATTTTCTCCCGAAGTTCAACGCTTCGGGAAATGTGGTGCCATCGCTTTGCGACGAAGGCGTGACCACCGCGAACACGATCACCTGTACCGACACCAACGGAATCGCAGGGGTGAAGTTTACCGCCACGGGAGCGACGGCGGGATATTACGCATTCCCCCAAGGAAGCACCAGCGTAGGGGCTATCCCAGCAACGTCCATCCTTGAGCAAGCTCCCGCAGCGGTCACTTCCTACTCAATTACAAAGCCAGGAGCTGCACCAACACTGATTTCCTATAAGCGGACGGACACTTGCCCGGTCGCCACACAGGCGAACTGCACCGAATCATTTCAGCCAGCGTCCATCGTTTTGCGCGTGACTGCGGATTTTACCGACGCATCGGCTACGACCTTGCAGGCAATCACCGGGCTCAGTTTTACCTTTCCCGCGAATCTGGCGCTGAACGCGAAGATCGATTGCGACATCCTCTACAACCAGACAGTGGGCGCTGTCTCGGATGCGTGGGGAGTTCAGGATGTCACCGTCGCACCCACGAACGTCGAAGCGACAGGATTCACTCAGACGGCGGCAACAACCTGGTCGGAGCAGCAGTTGCTAACACTTGCTACGACCACCGCCACAAATATTGGAACCTTCACGCCCTCGGCAATCACCACCGTTTGGCACGCCCAACTTCACAGCTTGGTGGAGCACCCCTCGAACGCTTCCACTTCAGTTTTTCAAATCATGGTGAGCCAGAGCACGGCGGCAGATCTGATGGTGATTAAGCGCGGGTCTTCGTGCTTGGTGACCTTCCAGTGAGAAATCTCTTAATAGTTGTGCTTGCGCTCTGCTCGTCATCGTTCGCGCAGTTGGGCGGGAAGGCGGCGGCTGGAGGCAAGGCGACGTTTGGAGGGGGGGGCGCGGGTGTTACCCCCGATCAAATCTCCGGCATTCAGGCGTGGTTTGCAGCGGATAGCGGCACCAGTTGCGGCGGCGCATGCTCCAATGGGAATACTCTAACTCAGTGGAATGACAAGTCCGTAAATGCCGACAATCTTGCTTCCGGGGCAAGCTGTTCCACTCTTCCGACTTTTGCAAGTTCGCAGATCAACGGCAAGCCAGCGATCAAATTCAACGGGTCTTCGCAGTGTATTCAGCTCGTGAGTTCTATCACCCTGACCACAGCTTCAACGGTGTTTGCGGTTATAGACGATGTTTCCATCGCGGCTAAAGGATCGTTCTTCAGCGGCGCATCAGGATCGCTTGTCTACTGGAGCGCGCCCACAAAAGAGCAGGGCGCGGACAATGCGGCGACGGTTTTGCTTGGGAACGGCACCGCGGCGGCGGATACGAGCTGGCATCAGATCAATGAAACCTACAACAACACAACCGTGACCTTCCGATTGGGCCGCGCGACTGATGGAAGTGCTTCCCCCTCGTCAACTCTCACTGCCGTCAATACGATTGTCGGGGCGAATGCCAGCTCGGGACCGGGGGAATGGTTCAACGGCTATATTGCCGAACTGATTATCTACAACCGGGTTTTGAACGGAACGGAAATCGGAGAAGTGGAAGCGTACCTGAATGGCAGGTACGGCTTATAGCGCAGGATTGGCGACTCGAAATATTTCCAAGAGAGTGCCGCGATTGCGACCGTGAGGCCAGTGGCCGCGACACCGAGAAGCAGATTGCTGCCGAGAAAGTGCGACAGTCCGACGTACGTTTCGAAATGAACCAAGTACATGGTGTAGCTGATCGTCCCGATATACAGAATTGGCCTGACCCGTAAAAAGGAAAGCGTGGAATGGCCTTCCAGTCGGACGCAGGACGCAACGATGCAGCCAAACAGCAACGCAATGAGGCTATATCCAAAAATGCTGAAAAGCTCAGTGGATCGAACTTCAGTGCCGCGAAATAGACCGCAGCGTGCCGAGAGCCAGATGGTGGCAACCGACAGCGGAAGAATTGGAGCCAAGAAGGCCCACTTCGAAATGGCGGGGCGGGCCTTCAGAAGAAGTGCAATGCAGGCCCCAACAGCCAACGTGTCAAAGCGCGGGATGAATCCAACGCCTTCCCTCCAGTCAACCGTGTGAGTAAGGCCACGAAGCGCCGGGCAGAGAAACAATGGCGCGATGGCAAATACCCCAATCCACTTCTTTGAAGTCTTCAAAACAATCGGCGCCCACAGAAGATAGAACAACTCTTCGACGGCAAGTGACCAGTAAACCCCTATTCCAAGGCTGTACAGCGAAAAGTCTGCGGGGTGAAATGGCTGCGACGAAAGATCGAACGGGGCGCGACCTAGTAAACGCTGAAAGACAAGATGAAGTGAGATCCCCTTCCGGATAGCCGGGAGGAAAAACAAAGGTTGCAGCCAGCTCGAGCTGTCGAAGCCTTCGCGATGAACGAACACGAGGACCGCAATTATCGCAAGCACGGCATAGTAAGGAGGGAAGATCCGCAGAATCCTTCGCCAGTAGAACTTGCGGTAAGGCGTCGGATCGCTGCGAAGTTCAAGAAGGATGCCGGTAATTAAGAACCCCGAAATGACGAAGAACAGATCCACGCCGACCCAGCCCATCGTAAACCAACGCGAGTGCGGGGTAAAGTGCAGCAACAGCACGGCCGAGATTGCCAGCGTCCGCAAGCCGTCGAGTTCGAATATGCGCCCCTTGCTCATCGGGAGGCAGGTTTGCCGCCGCGCTTACCGTTTCGGCGCGCAGCTCGCGCTTTGCGTTCGGATTTTACTTTGCCGCCCTTGCGGCCGAGGGCTTGCGCGGCTCTATTCTTCATGCTTCGACCGTAACCCAAGCGCTTGGGTTTGTCTATGGCTCTTTGGTATTAGCCTTCTCGGCGCCTCGGGTTTCGGACAGGCATGGTCGGGAATTCTACCTACCTCCCGCGCAATCGATTGGAGCGGAGCTGGCGTCGTGGGCGGCATTCCTTCAGCAACATGGACGCAGTGTGGTCCGACAATCTCTGCGTATTCCGGTGTCGTGGACACCATCAATAACGCCCTCCAGCACTCGGCGGTTGGATACACAGGCTGTGGGGCGAATACCTACGTACAGCTCGCCGGAACGCACGCCAGCCCAGCAACTTTCAATCTGAGCGGAGGGACGACCGGTTCTAACGGAATAGATTTTGCCAGCATCTCCAACGATCTTCTGCGGGGCGGGGGAGGTGACGCAACCCTCCTCGTGTTCGGAACTGGCATGGATAAGAACTGCAATGGCGGGGCTAATACGGCCATCTGTATTCAGGGGGCTCATGGTGAATATCCCAACGGAAACACCGGGACAACCTACCCGTGGACGGCGGGTTACGCACAAGGTTCAAATCAGATCACGATAACCGGCGGCCCGGCGGCCATCACGCTGAACTCGACCATCATCGTAATGGATCAGGATGACGATGGCTACACTGGAGACCCGGCAGTCGGAATCGCAATCGACACCGGAAACTATTTTAACTGCGGCGATGTTTATGGCGAACTCGGCAATGGGAACGCGCAGACGGTCAACACTTCCGGAACGTCTGTAACGTGGAACTCGGGCGTGCAATTTACCACCACTTGGCTCTCTGGTGGGGGAACGCTGCAATACAACATCAATGGAACCATTTATACGGTCGCAACGATTCCCAGCGCCACGTCGATGACCCTCACCACATCGGCGGGGACTCAAACGAACGTCAACGCCTATCCCGTGGCGGGTTGCGCGGTCAACGGGCCGGATGGTGGTAACGGAAGAGTGCACAGATTTCAAGTGGAGATGAGCCAAGCCACGGCCTACAACTCAGCAACCGGAGTGATCACCCTTGCAAATCCGCTGAAGCATCCGAACTGGAGAAGTGGACAGAGCCCTGAAATCTGGCTTATTCAGCCGGTAATGAATGACGGAGTCGAGAACTTATCCATTGACCTGAGCGGGGATTCCTCGGCCAACGATGGAATCGCTTTCATCAATGCCTATAACGTTTGGGCGAGCGGAGTCCGCGTTATCAAGCCCGTTCAGTACGCCCTTCATGCTGAAGATGTGGATCATTTCACTTGGCAGTCAAATTACGCCTTCGCCGCGCAGACGGCCAGTGGGACCGATTCTTCCATTGCACACGTGACGCAGGTCGGCGATGGCCTGGTGCAGAACAATATCAGCGAGCAATACCTCACGCACTTCTTCGGGGAAGGACCGGACAGCGGCACGGTCGTCGGCTACAACTTTTTCATCAGCGATAATGTGACCTCGGGCAACATGAATCAGTCCCATCGTCCGCACTCGAACGGCAACGATTATGTGCTCGACGAAGGCAACGTCTCGAACGGCTATTACGGCGAAAACATTCACGGCAGCAGCCCCATGCACACCGACTTCCGCAATTTCTATACTGGATGGGAATCCTGTGGCACCTCGGGAACCTGCGGCGGAGCGGGTAGCAAGAGTTTCGGCACCGTTCCTGTGTGGCTTGAAGCCTACAGCGGTCGCTACGCCAACATCATCGCGGATGTGCTGGGGACGCCGGGCTACCACACGACCTACACTACTGCGAGCGCTTCCACCGGCATCTATGAACTAGGAAATGGCAACAACAATTTCACGCCCAACGTTCCCACTGATCCGCTGACTTCCTCGACCCTGGTGCGATGGGGAAATTACGACGTGGTCAACACGGCGGTCCTCGAATGCACGGCCCTGAACACTCCGATAGCTGCCTGCACTGCGGATGAACGCGGAGACGCGGCCCCAACCTATCCGGGGCTTTCCAGTCCTGCTACAACGTTTCCGGCATCGTTCTATCTCTCTGCGAAGCCTTCGTGGTGGGGGACAATGCCCTACCCTGCAATCGGCCCGGATGTGAGCAGTGGCAACCTGGGCCAGTGTTCGGGCACGCTGAATGTCGCCAATCAATATAACGGGGTTGCCGCGCTTTCGAATTCTCAATGCGGAAGCCACGGCATTACCGCGTCGGCCTGGGGTGGACACGTCAACGCGAACCCAGCCATGACTTGCTATCTGAACACAATGGGTGGGCCTCCGGACGGATCGAACGCAAGTGCGCTCAGCTTCAATGCGAACACTTGCTACCAGGGCAATCCCGCAAATCCCGGCACATCGAAGGCCCCCGGCTTAACTCTCACACCCGGCATCTCGGTCACAGAATTACACCTCCCGGCTCATTTCCATGCCCATCCCTGATCTGCTAAAGCCGATCGACTACGAGTTCTATCGCCAGGTCCCGATGCCGAAAGGCGGCTGGCCCGACCGCGAGAACCCGAAAGCGCTGCGCAAATCGCTCGACAAGGCCCATGACAATCTGGGCCAGGTGGTGCGTGAGAACGACCGCTTGCGGAAGGCGCTGATCATGTTTAGCCAGCGGCAAACCCTCTGGATAAAGATCGTGATCTCCGCGCTGGGCGTGCTCGCGGCGTCGGTGTGTTCGATTCTCGGCTGGCTGATTCCCTACGCGATCCGCGGCATGGCGAAGTGACAAACCGCGCGACAAAAGCAGCGACAGAATGACGCCGAAGATGCTCATCTCGCGCAACCTGGCGCACAAGATCAACAGTGGATTGCAGGTCATCATGAGCCTGATCGAAACCGGGCAGTCGAGCCGCGCCATCGTGACCATCCGCGAACTCTCGGAGCTGGTGAACGGCTGCGTGGAATCGAGAGACGAAGAAAAGCAACGCGAGCTGCGCGAACAATCCTAGTTCCCTTCCCCGAAAATGTTCCCCGATCTCTTTAACGCCGATGCAAAAACGCGGCTCGCTTTCATTATTCCGATCGCGCTCAAAACCAGCTTGTCGCCTGCGTTGGTTTGTGCCGTCTGCGAGCAAGAGAGTTCGTGGAATCCCTGGGCGATTCGCTTCGAGCCCGCATTCGAAGCCCGCTACATCAAGCCTGCACTTCCGGCGGCGCCGACGACCCGTGAGCTCACGAAGGCGATGTCATTTGGCTTGATGCAGATCATGGGCGAGACTGCGATCGAACTGGGATGGACGGGGAACTTCTTGAGCGAGCTCTGCTATCCCGCGATGGGTGCGCTATTCGGCTGCAAGAAATTACAGCAGTGCTTCGTCAATCATCCCGACCGCGAAGCTGCATTGCTCGCTTACAACGGCGGCGGAAATCCTCTCTACGCTTCTCAGGTTCTGGGGCGGGTCTCGAACTACACAGGATAAAAAGAAAGGAATTTTATGATTACGAAACTTTCAATGTGGTGGGCCTCTCTGCCGCACGCGGTGCGAACTGGCATCGTGCTATTTCTCGGCGCCGCCGGCGGCGTTCTGAAACACGCGCTCACTCAACCGAACGCCTGCATGACCGGGCCGTGTTTGCAAGGGTACGTCATTGCCGCGATGCACGCGGGAGCGACCGCGCTGATTGCCCTCTACATCCCTTCCCCGCTCGGACGCACACCGTGGCCGGGTGAAGCGAATCAGTCGAAGTAAATTTGTATAGCTCGCGGCTGTAATCATTAATCGCCAGTATTCATGGGGTTGCGGAATTGACCTGGCGCCGGCGCTAGGATCCGTCGGCGAGCTGGCCGGCTAACCCCAAAGCTATACCGATTTCATCAACGCAATTCAAAATTCTAAGGAGAAAAAATGAGCAATAAAGTAGTCACGTTTCTCGAAGCAATCGGCAAGGATTTCGTAAAGGGACTCGATGCCGTTCTACCCTATGCGGCGACCGTGGGCGAAACCGCAGTCGGCATCTTCGCTCCCAGCTTAGGTCCGCTATTCAATACAACCGTCTCCGCAATCGTTCTCGCGGAACAAAAGTATGCCGCTCTCGGCAAGCAAAAAGGAACCGGTGCGCAGAAACTCGCGGACGTTCTGCAAATCTCCGAGCCAGTCATCGCGCAAGGTTTGGCGGGACGCTGGCAACCGAACGACACCGCCGCCGTCACTGGGTACATCAATTCCGTGGTGACCGTGCTAAACGCCGCCCCAGGCGTCGCGCCTTCGGCATGAGCGAACCCACACTCAAGCCCGAAACCATCGCGGATTTGAAGCAGTACGTCCTCGCCAAAAAGGGAATGTTCGGGGCGCTGCATCTCAAGAACGTCGAGCAGAGTTGTAACTGCGATATCTGCAAGACAATCAGGGAAGCTGTAGAAGAGTTGAAGTAGGGCCTAGATCGCCTCGCGCTACGGCTGCTCTATCGGCATTCCTTGATCTATGACACGCGGAAGTTTCTGACACGGTTCAGATTCGACGCGGACCCATTTCCCATGCTCACACCTGGCAATCACGTCGTTTGTGTTTATCGTTATCGTCATGTCTTCCTCGCAAGCGACGGCGGAGATACTGGAAATTGTTGTCAAATCTCCAGTCGTCACCATGCCGGCTGTTGGGCCGAAGATTAACTTCGGCTGATGCGACAACAACCACAGAATTGCTGCTATCGGAACCACGACTTCCCCTTTCTAGCTTGCCTCGCGCAGCCGTCGTTCCGGCGGAAGGATTTCACCCTCGGGAAGTGAAGGCCCGTAGAGAACGTCTTGCCGTCTCTGCTGGAGTTGCTTCCACGCTTCCTGGGCGACATCCGGATCCGCGCCGACCAAGTCGAGCAGGATCTTGAAAATCGCCACATCGAACGGCGCGCTGCGCGGCGGCTCTTTCTCGACGGTCACGGTGCGAGTTGCGCACTGCGGGCAGAGGAATAAGCTCTCCGATTTCGATGTCCGACGCTTCCCCATTCCATGAGTGCGGGCGAAGCAGCGGATCTCGACCGCCGATTCTGATGGATCAATCTGGCGAAGACAGCGGGAAGAGCAGCAAATTTGCGATAAACGCACGCGCGGCATACTTTCTCCTAGGATTGGTACCAAACGTCATTTTGATTGGTACCATTCGTTTTTAGTGAAGGGAAGGGGATACTGGCAGGACTCAGGCGAGTTAACACTGATTACCTCGGTTTCGATTTGAAACTTCGGTGACTGCCGGATTTTCGCCGCGCGAAGGTACAGTGGCCGCATGGACGTGAAACTGATCGACTCATTGCAAGAAACAAAGGCAAATCTGCGCGAGGCGCTTCACCAGGCCGGGGCTCTTGAATACAAATTCCTTGGTCCTCGTCCGAAGGACGGGCAAAAAGAACCATCCACCCCCGGAAGCGAATCTATTGCGACCCTACTCAGCGACGTGAGATTTTTGAGCGCCGAACTTGTGAAAGCTCTGTGCGCCCATCACGTTGTCGTCGGCGATTTCGCCTGGGAGAAGGGCATTGGCCAAGTAGCACGGTTAGGCTAATCACCTTGCCCTCCGCCGCCGCGAAAGCGAAACTCAAAAACCTTCCCGCCCTGGTGCTGAAGCACCAGAAGACCCTCGAACGCGCCAAGCAACTCTACGACCGCGCCGACCAGCAGCTCCTCGAAATCGCGGAACTCTTCATCGAAACCTGCAAACACTGCGGTGCGTCGAGACTACTACCTGAGTCCTCGATCCCGCTGAACGACGACGGCAAAGTGGCCCGCTTGCATGACAACTACGAGGGCAACACCGTGGTTTGGGGGCATGGTGGAGTGCGAAGGTTCGGTGTGAAGATTTCGAAGTCGTAGTCCCCGCGTTCTTTTCCTTCCGGCTTTTCCTGTAGCACCAATCCAGTTACCCCATCGCGCATCGCTAGTGTTTTCCGCTGTTTTTCCACACTTGTTGAAAAATGCACAGGAAGTTTGACCTTGACAGGAATGGTCCACTACCGGATACTCCGTCGCATGGCAACTTCAATCACCATCGAACTTCTACATTGCCAGATGTGCGGTCACGGGAACGACCCAGAGAATCCGTGGATTCCGCGTCGTGTCGGGAGTAAGCCCAGACGATGTCCTAATGACGACTGTCGCTCGCGGCGATGGGATGCGGCTCGATATCCGAATGCCGCGCCGCCGACTCCACCAAGCCCGAATTTACGCGGGAGAAAACTGTCAGCGTCCGAAAAGGGTCGGAGGTCAAGTATTATGTTAAACAGAGTTCCACAGCTCCATCTTCCGCTTTCCATCGCTGCTTCGATTCTGATCGTACTCGCCCTCGCGTTTTTTAGTCCAGTACGGCTTCATGCGTATAATTCGCGCCCTATGCCAGCCAAAGCCGTCCTGAAAAGGGTGGTTCATCGCAAACCCGTGCCGTACATGCCTTTTGCAACTGAGCCGAAGTACCTGCTTTGCTACATGATCGAGACGCTCGAATGTGATCACACCGTCGCAGTATATCCCCAGGCCGATCCGCTGATCGCGAGATATCGGCGTTGCCAGGAGTGCGATCGCAATAACATCATCGCCGTCGACGTGCCCAAAAAACCGCCGGCGTCTGTAAAACTTCTCGACATGTGGAGGAAGATCGCTTAAAGACAAACGGCGCGTTAAGGGCTGACACCCCGCGCCGTCTGAAGGACGAAAGAGCCTATTTCTATGCCCCTTCACGCGCAAGCGTACCCCAATTCGGAAACATCGTCTAGCGGAATTTCTTCCGTATCCTCGCGTGGTCACGCCGCGAGTTGTCCATCCCCAAGAGAAGAATGTGTTTGTGGTTTCTCCGCCCGCTTTTGGGCGGAGGTTCGAGCGAGAGCGGAGTTGAGTGCCGTGGGTTTACCAGAATCGAGAGCGGGCAACGTGTCTTCCACCCGTTTTCACGACCCGCGACTTATACCGGCAGGCTCCCGGCACTCAATTGCGTTTTCGCCCGGTGAAACCCTGCCGGGTATGGACGTAAAAAACGGGGAAGGCCGGGGAGCGGCAGAAATGCCGATTCCCGAAGGGTGTTTAGCTTTTGATTTCTTTACTTGATACCAGTGCATAAATCGACAGATTCAGAAAATGCGCAATACCCCGGCTCTGGGGTCTCCGCCCAACCTTTTTTGGGCAACGAATTTCGTCTCATCGATCGCTATGAATTGCAGGGAGAACTTGTGCAAGCCCTGGAAAACACGACACATCACCGGCATCTGGCGGAAAAGGTTCACAACTGCCACAAGAAGTTTCGCCGCAAGCGATGTGACGGCAACCACGATTGGGCGACAGCGGACAACTCGTGCTCGGTTCGCATCTGTCCCCATTGCTCACATCGGCGCTCGAAGATTCTGGCAGCGCGGATGCAGACTTTTCTCGTTGGTAAGACCGAATTGCGGTATGCGGTGTTGGCCGAACGCAGCTCGGAGAATTGTGAGGCGGGAATTCTCTCGCTGTGGAAGGCGTGGACTTCGCTTCGTCGATCAGTGTGCTGGAAGCGGAAAGTGAAAGGCTGCATTGCGGTGCTCGAAGTCACCTACAACGCGAAAGACAAGACGTTCCATCCCCACCTGAACGTGCTCATGGAAGGCGAGTATTTCCCTTTCGAAGAACTGAACCAGGCGTGGATCAAGGCAACTGAAGGCAATGGGCAAACGTCATTCATTCGTGCGGCGGATGAAAACACGGTGTTCGAGTTGATTAAGTACGTCACTAAAATTGCGGACTTGCTTGAGCACACGGCGGCGCTCGATGAATTTCTCTCCGCGGTTTACGGCTCTCGAATCGTGCGCACCTATGGCACCTTTCGCAGCATGAAAACCGAGGACGAAGAAAATCCCGGTGAAGAGTGTCCCGACTGTGGATCGACTTGCATCGTGGACCTGGGGCGCGTTCGCACGAATCAACTCGCCTTTGATTTCGAGAAGCAGGTTTTTCGGGTGCGGGGATCGCCGCCGGCCGTGGCTTTGATTGCAGCGATGGAATTTAATCCTTGGAAATTTGCGATGGATGGTTTCCGGCGCCCGGATTCAGTAGGAATCGCGCTTGAAGCTCGCAGCCGCGCCACCCGCTACGAAAAGCAGGTTCGCAAGATGTTTCGCACGAGCAAAGAGAGTTTGCGGCAACCAGCCGCATAAGGAGCAACACCAATGGCAACAGCACCAACCACCATGAAGCCCCGGCGCGAGATGCAGGAAGTCAAAGCGCCGGAACAATTTCAATTCACCAAACCCGGTCAGACGGTTGAAGGCGTTCTGATTTCAATCGAGCCAGTCGAGATCAAAGGCAAGCCCGCGATCGAGTATCTATTCGTGCGCGAGAATGGCGATCGATTCACTTGCCTCGGCACCAACGATCTCAATAAAAAACTTCACCCCGGCCAGATCGGTCACATGCTGGCCATTCGCTATGAGAGCGACGATGCCTCGTTTCAGAAGCAGGGGCAGAGTCCGATGAAAGTTTTCAAGGTGTTGGTAGGCAAGGAAAAGGAACCGGGTTTTTGAGGTTCGAGGGGGCGGATCGGGTGAATGCGCATTGTGATGGGTGTGCTTCACCTGGTCCGGTTGTCTCAGGAAAAAAACAATGAGTCGTCAAGCCTACCCGCTTTCGTGGCCCGATGGATGGAAGCGCGCGAAGTATCGCAATTCGGCAGCGTTCAACAAAACGAAAGAGCCGAAGCACGTCAACGGTCAACTGGTTCCACAAGGCAAGGGCCGACTCTCCGTTGCCGATGCAGTGGGCCGCGTTTTGTCTCAGCTCGGGATGATGCGAGTTAGTCCGGACGACATCCTGATTTCAACCAATGTTCGGCTGCGACTCGACGGATTGCCGCGGAGCGACCAGGAGCCATCCGACCCTGGTGCCGCTGTGTACTGGCAGAAAAAAGGCAAGACCATGCGCTGCATGGCGATCGATCAGTACACCCGTGTGGCCGATAATCTTGCCGCGATCGCTGCAACTCTTGACGCAATGCGTGCGATCGAGCGTCATGGCGGCGCAACTATTCTCGATCGAGCTTTCCTTGGATTTGCGGCGCTTCCGGAACACGCATCCCAGCCGTGGCGCGAAGTGCTGGGCATTCAAGGCTCAGCCACGCTTGACCTGGTCGAATCGCGTTTTCGCGCTCTGGTGAAAGTTCATCATCCCGACGTCGGCGGAAAAGATGAGGATTTTCTCCGGATAAAGGAAGCGAGAGAAGCTGCGCTGTTGGAGCTTGCGTCATGAGCTTTCCGGCTGAAACCTCGATCGATTCAGCCGGTCTGGAGGACGGCGGCTTTCTAGGGAGGGAGCTTGTCGTCCTTGAACATCCGGTGGAGTGGATGAGGTACTGCGAAGTCTGTCAAAGCGAACAGAGGTTTGTGGCCGACATGGAATGCGCCAGCGGATTGATCGGACATTGCGCGAATTGTGGGGAGGGTAAGCGGGTGCCATTCACGAGGACAGTGGGGGAAATTCTGTGATGCACGCTGAACTCCTGAACCTCTACTACTTCGCCTACTCGATTGTGAAGGTGCTCTGGATGACGGGCTTGGGGGAGGGTTGTCTTTTTGTCTACGCGGCATCGCGCTGGGAGAGGGCATTCGGGGTCCCTGCCCGCAGTCAGGGAGAAAGGTGGTTAAAGTGTTGGAGCAAATTGAGCAGACCGCAAGAGTTTGTCACGAGGCCAACCGCGCTTATTGTCAGACCATCGGCGACGACTCGCAGCCGTCTTGGGATGACGCCCCAGAGTGGCAAAGGGATTCCGCCATTAAGGGCGTGAAGTTTCACATCGCGAACCTCTCTGTCGGAACGAAGCCCTTGCCTTCTTCGAGTCATGAATCGTGGCTGGAAGAGAAACGCGCCGAGGGATGGAGGTACGGACCCGTAAAAGATGCGGAGAAGAAAACGCATCCTTGTTTCATGCCGTATGCCGCTCTGCCGCTTGAACAGCGGTTGAAAGACTACATCTTCGCAGCGATTTGCGAAGCATTCTGGATGGCGCGGACGACGATATAAGACTCATGAGCGCAACCTTCACTCTCGATTACACCGACGAATCTAGTGAACGTCTCGCCGCTGCTGTGACTTCCTACGGCCTCGGAACCCGCTCCTACAACGCCAGCCCAGAGAAACACGAAGTAGATCGCCAGCGCAGGGCCGCAACCGAAGCGTTCGAATCCGCGCCGCGCGAACAAATCGAAGTCCCCCCGATGTGCACCTGCTCGCAGCGTACCTACCCGCACGAACTCGACGTGCACAGCCATCTTCCTTCCGAGGCATGGAATCCGCAGAATCGTTTTCGTTGGCCCTGGTCGCTCATGCTCCTCGAAGAATCCGGCCAGGCTATTCTCGAATTTGCCGTCATCCTCCCCATATTCCTCATGCTCTGCTTTGGCATGATCGACATGCAAATGTGCCTGCAGGATGTAGCCAACGTGAACTACATCGTGAACGAAGTTGCCCGCTGTCAGGCCATCGCGGGAACACTTTGCTCCGACGCGCCGAACACACCGAGAAGTTATGCCGATCTTCAGGCGCGGAACCTGCACATGAAGACCGCCTACTTGACGCTAGTCTCGGCGAGCTGCAACGTGAATTCCTGCACTGCGACCATTTCCTTTAAGTACCACGCGCTGGGGATCTGGTTCCCCGGCATCACCTTTGTGAGAACTGGGACGGCGGCTTTGGCTGGGCCGCCGACTGGATAGTCGCCCATGATTTTGATTGCACAAAACGATGACCCGGAATTGCTGGAATGGTTAGCCAAGGCTGAACGAAATGGCGGCAGTTTTATTTCGGCGCTGGCTACAGCGGGGTTATGTGCCGATCATGATAACTACAAGATTCTGCGTCCCGTGCTTCAGTTCATGCGACTGAAATATCCGGCCTACGAGCCGAGCGATCAGGTCAAACGTGAAATTGCCGAGCGAAAACCGTGACCATCCTCGAACTCGCCCCTCAACTCGATGATCGCGAAGCCGCCGATCTCCTGCTATTTTTATCGGAGCAGGTCTACGAAGCCCGTTTGCGCGATGGCGGACGATTGCGCGATGCTACCGATTTTAAGCAGTGGCTTCTTGAACTCGCCGAACAGTGCGGAAGAGAAGGCTGGGTGAGGAACCAGCAATGGAGGGAGATTTCGTGAGCCGATTCGATTTCGATAACCTCACCTGGAAGTGCGCCATCTGTGGGCTGGAGCGCCCGGACGAGAAAATCAGCGTCTTCAAAGTGGATATCGGCCCAAGAGATTTGCCGACAGGCACCGTTGTTCGCAACGTCAAATACTGCAATGACAATCCGCGGTGCTACGACGGTGCGAGAAATTGGAACGAGGAAAATTTCCGGGCGCGGCAGCGTGTGAGGGAGATTTCGTGAGTTTTGAAGTTAGAAATGAAGAAGTCGAAGCGAAACTCAAGGAGATCGGTCGGGCGCTCAAAGCCTCAATGCCACAGGGCTACGGCTTCACGTTGCTGATTACGAGTTATGGCGAAGGCGGATCGCTTTTCTACATGAGCAGTTGTGAACGCGACTCCATGATCGCTACTATGCGCGAATTTATTCAGAAGCACGAGCACAATTGATGAGCTACCGCGAAGAGAACGGGCAAGTGATCCTCACCATGAGCCGGGAGGATTACGAGCGAGTGTTGATGGTGTTCGGTGCGGCCACGGCTGCATTCCTTTCTCGCTCCGGTGATCTTGGATGGGTACTGTCGCTGCTGGATCGCATCAACGAGGGGAATCCGCACTACAGGCCGTACACGGTGAAACGGTAATGCTGACCTGCTGGATTTTCGGTCATCGCTATGAGTACGAGCTGCGGGAAAGCGGATGTCTTTGGCTCATCTGCACAAAATGCGGAGAGTGGAAGATGCTGATCGAGACGCAGTTTGTTGCCGGGGGGAAGATGGTGAGGCCTATCCCTTCTCCGAATTACACACCCAGTGCGCCGCCGAATTCACCCACTCCCCGTTAGCCTTTTCGATTCTGTCGTCTCTCCACGCTGCTCCCATGCCTCTTCTTCGCTGATGCTCGAAGGTGGCGCTCTTGACGCTTATACGTCGTCCACAGAGCGAGCAGCGGTAGTTCTGGCGCTGCACCATCAGTTCCACTCGTCGGGCGTACTCGCGCCATCCTGCCGCCGAATCCTGACAAACTTCCCTTCCATCCGGGTACACCCTCACCGCCCCATTGAGGATGGTGCGATAGCGCAAGGATGGTTCCGGGTAGGAGCGGGTTTTCGGGATGGGACGGCGGCGGTTCATGAGTTTTTGGCAGTATCGAGAAGTTCGCGTGCCTTGATTCGGCTGAAGGGCATCTGAAGGAAGAGCTCTTGGAAGGCCTGAAAGATCGGCACAGCCAGCCCCAGTTCAACAAATTGTTTGCAGGGACAATCTCGTTTACTGAAAACGAAGGGACTCCCGGCGACAATCGAGCACTCGCGTCCGAAATGAACTTCCCTGGTATGCATGCAGATACAAATATCGTCCGGATGTCCCATCACGAATTCCCTCCACTTGGTATTTTTCTAGCGCCGCCGAGCTTTTCGTCGATGTCCTTGCGCGATAAGAGGCGGTTCGCTAACTCGATGTGATCACGCGATTCAATCTCCGGCTACTTCATCCTGCCTTGGTCGATCCATGATGGCGACCATGGGTTGTGGTCCGCGCTTCGGTAGACTATCGGACGCCATCAGTTGCATGAGTGTCATCCCGTGTACGCCGGGATGGAGCACGTCTTCGGTTGCGAGATGGAGGAGCCCAACCAGTGAGTTGTGATCGGTGGGGATTTCCTTCTGCTCGATGCGCTTGCGGGCGCTTCGCATGATCAGCACGTTGCGCTCGATGGTTTTGGTCGGGACTTCCTCTTCCATGCGCGACCAGGAGATGAAGCCATTTAAGTATTCAAGGGTTAAGTTGCGGAACATGGCGTCGAGCTTGGATCGCTTTTCGCCGCCGGGGAAGCACATGTTAAGTAGGGCGTCGAGCTCCTCCAGCAAACCTTTGCGGTCGGCCTGTTCGCGAGCCCAGTCGGTCTTGCCGGAAACGATGAGTTGTTTATCGGAGACGTTCGGGCGCAGGGCTTGGGTGAGAGCGATGCGAAATTCGATGTGCGGGCGGAAGTGATCGAGCACGGTTCTGTACTGCCCCGGCTTGTATTCTTTGGCGAAGTTTTTTCCCTCGAACACAAACTGTTCGTTGCTGATGACCGAATCCGCGTCTTTCACCACATCGCAGACGTACTCCATCGCGGTCTTGCCGCGTAGCAATCCCATGATTCGGCGCTTGCGTCGGCGCATCTCACATTCCAGGTTGCAGTCGTAACCAAAATTCTGCCCGCCTCCCGCGTTGAATTTGGAGTCGCCCTGGATGAGCTTCATCTCGCCCGTTTCCGCGTCCTCGATGTTCTCCCAGTGATAGCCCAGTCGTCCGCACGCGATGGCGTGGAAGTCGCCGAGCTGGAACGGTTTGACGAAGTTATTCCACTGGTTCATCAGTTGAGCGCGGCGGTCGAACGGCAGGTTCCCGTTTGCGTAGGCGAACGCGGCGAGCCCCGTGGTCCACGGCACGGTTAAATCGTCGGCTACATAGACCGAACCTTTTTCGGCGCGGAAGCGGTCGAGGCTGGTTTGCAGCGCGGCAATTGAATCCCCTGCCGTCATCACCAGGGGAACTTTCTCCCGGTCGAAGATGTGAACCTTCCAGGACGGCCAGCGGTCACTCGAATCGAAGACGTGTACTGGCGCTGAGTTGCAATACTCTTTTGAGATGCCGACGGCGAGCTGCGCCATCGTGCAAGTTTTGCCGGAACCATTAGTTCCGTCGGTTGATAGTTTGAGGTACGACATGGCTGTGATCTCCTTGTGGTTGGAATTTGTGGGACTGTTGAAAATCGTGAATGGCTTGCTCGGCGCGTCTAAATTCCTCACGCGCGTGCGAGAGCATGCTGAAAACTGTGTCGTAGTCTTGCGCTTCAAAAAACAGAAAGATGGTGTCAATCGCGGCCACGGCCCGGTAAGCCGCGAGATCGCGATCTTCGAGGAGCCTCCGGAATTCGCTGAGGTTATCCACGGCCAGTTCTCCTTTTCGTGAAGTGATGCACTACAACCCAAACGGCTGGGTAGACTGCCAGAAAGAAGATCAGCCCGGTGAAGCAGCCGACCCAGAACAAACAGCGGACGAAGAGCCAGACGTTACTCATCGCATCCTGCGTAGTAGGCGCGATAGGTGTTCACGTCGGGGAATCCGTTCAATGCGATGGCCAGTGGATCGGGTTTCGGTTGGGGGAGTTCGAAGGCTTGCGCGGCCATCTGCTCGCCGAGCGTCCAGAGTTCATGGAGCATGGCAGCATTGCGTGCGCGCCGCTGTTCGTCGGTGGGGGTGATGATTGTGGTGCTGAGATCGGGCTGTGGAAATTCGCGAGGGGATGGAACTGCTAGAGTGCTGTGAGCCATTGAAGCCTCCTTAGTAGGCTTTGATCGGTTAGCCTCGGGTCGGTGCTAGTAACACCGGCGCGGGGCGTTTAAGTTTATCGAACTCTTTTGCGGAGAGCCTTGAGCAGCGTCAAAGCGTCTTTACGTTCATCAAAAACTACGATGATCTTGTCGGTGCATCCGCCGTGAAGCCGCACAACCGTTTGACCGCCGCGATTCGTATAAGTGTCTATGCTCATCGTGTTGCCCTCCGATGAGTACAAATTACTCCGTAGCGCTACGCATTGTCAAGGGAAAAGCGAAATGTTTCTTGCGTTCCGCTAGGCATAGTGGTAAGAGTTACTTATGGCAAAGAATCAAGCTGCGGTTTCCCTCGGAAGAAGGGGCGGAACAGCACGAGCGAAGAATCTTACGCCAGCGGAACGCAAGGACTCCGCCCGCCGCGCCGCTCAGGCGAGATGGGCGAAGCGACACGATGACATGAAGGAAATTCTCAAAGCCGAGATTGTTCGCCAGCAACCCAAGAAATCAAAGCCGTGAAGCCCGACCCCAGCGTGCGCATTTGTCAGAAATGCGGGATTGCCAGGCGCTTAGAACGAAGAGTGGTCGGTTTGCGACGGAAACCCCTCAGGTGGATCGCGGAGTACATCGATTCCGGGTGCACGAACCCGAAATGCCCGCCGGTCCTCTCAGAACCCTGCAAAACATCCCTAAAGCCCCACAAAACCCGGACCCACCGGGCATAACACTGCGGTAACCTAGCAATTCCCTGCTTTCTACCCATATTCTCAGCTCTGATCTGTTCTTCCTTTACCGCCAGAGCGCGCGCCAAAGCCGCTCCTCCCTCTCGGGCATAGCTGTGTCTCATTCCATGAAAATATGAGTACGAGCGTTTACGACTGGAACGCAAATCCGGCGGTGGATCGCCGCTTGTATCCGATCTCAGACCATCGTGCCGAGGAAATGGTGACGATGGGCTTCGCGAAGTTCATTCTGCTCGAGACCGGACGCAAAGCACTGCAAAAACTCCCTCCCCTTGAGGTGATGGAGGAACGTGCCGCGAGAAATGCGCTGGCTCCTTTCGGTCGCGGTCCAGTGGGACTCACGAAAGCCCCGCCAAAGATTAACTACCCTGTGCCCGCCATCGTTGATCATCGCTTGAGCTGGCATTATTCCTTTATGCATACGCGCAAGGAAAAAGACTTTCTTGAAGTTTCTGCCGGGACCGGAAGCCACCGAGCGGCAGCTATCGCGCCGACACATCCAGTTGCTTCGGCGGTCCCGGCAGGCTGAAGCCCCGCCAGGTTCCCGGTTACCCCCTGGCCTGGCGGGGAATTCGCTAGATGGACGGCTTGCACCAATATGTCCTTCTGGTGCAAAAGTTGATTAATTTTTGATTATGGATGCTCTTTCAAAAGAGGAATTCTTCGCATTGATGGCTGAGGCGCACGAGCACGACCGGCGCACCTGGCTGATGATGGTGCTGCATTTCTGGCATGGCGGCCGCAACTCGGAAATCATTAATCTCACGCGAGATAACTTCGTCGGCCGGCACGTTATTTTCAATCGCGGCAAGCACTCGCTGCCCTGCAAACAGGAGCTGGTCGAGCACAAAAACCCGCTCTTCAATGAGCGCCCGGCAGTGTTTGATTACCTCCGCACTTTGGGCAAGAATCAAAAACTCTTCCCGGTGAGCCGGTGGACCTATTGGCGACACATGAAGAAGGTCGCGCTGGCCGCCGGCATCGATCCAGTGAAAGCGAAAACCACGGTCTTGAAGCATTCCCTCTGCACTTATATGTATGAAAATGTTGGCCCCAACTTCGTGCAGCGCCGTGCCGGCCATCGCTCGGGAAATTCCACATTGAAATATGGGACGGTGCAGGAAGCGCAAGTCGACAGCCTAATTGTGGATGCTGTAGGACTCTGATCGCGTTTGATTGTTTTGATTCATAAGAGAGTTTTCAAATGAAGGCCTTTCTGCTCTTTCTCGGCCTGCTGGTGGGCATTCACCACTACCCGGAAGTGCCGCCTCCGGTTCCGTCGAAGCCGGTTCTGCCCCACATCAATCCAAAGCTAAGACCGGCGCAGGAATGCGACCCGAACGAAAACTACCCCGGGGGAGAGCTGCGGCACTGCACGAACAGATTCAACCGAAAGTTGTGACTATGCAAAATCAAGAACAGTACGAGTGCGGCAACTGCTACTTCGTCGGCCCGCTCAATCTTCACGGCGGCTGCGGTCGCTGCAACAGCCAGGCGGTCCTCTCGCTCGAACGGGTGGGCCTCTTAATCCGCGAGACTATTGAAACCCGTCAGCGCGTCTTAGCCGGGATCCCGCTTGATCTCGCAAATCCCTTGGTGGTCGAACGCGCTGGGTACTGGTTGCAGCGATGCCGCGAGCGCAACGTCGCACAATGAACACTGGCATGAGAAGCCGTATCAACACCAGAACCATCCGCGTCGACCTGCCCATCGAGTTATTCAAAGAGCTGATCGATGCCGCCCACCAGACCAACGGGACAGACGAAGGCGGAGGATTCTGTTCTCCGGAGAGATTCGCGCAAGAGTGCATTGAGTCAGTTCTTGCGTCTCGCCGGCTGGATCGTCTCTCCGCGTGAGTGAGTCGAAAAAGAAACGCGGTGGTAAGCGTGCGAATGCCGGACGTAAGAAACGCGAGCGACTACCGGAGCAGATCGACGCTCGTGGCACGCAAGGTCAGAACCGGGCAGCGAGAATCATCGACCAGTTGAATGAAGCGCCAAAAGGCAAATACGACGCTGATAGCAAGACCTGGTCGGGTGACTCCTACGAGATCCAGCGCTTTCGTCAGCTTGACGACTCCGCTCATTCTCTCGACCTCCGTAAGTGGCTTTACGACAAAGCCGACGGCAAAGCTGTGCAGACCGTCAACCACCTGCATGACAAACCCATCGAGATGAATGTCAACGTCTCGATGGCGGAACTGGTTCGCAAGGTTCGCCAACGCAAACAGGACTATGAACGCAGTCGCAGCTAGCTTCCCCGATCTGGAGCGCAACCCCTTGGCCGCTGTCCAAGCTGAGCTCGCCGAATACGCGGACGATCCCCTCGGCTTCGTAATGGTTGCCTATCCGTGGGGAGAGGGCGAGCTGGCCGGCGAAGCTGGGCCGCGCACGCATCAGAGAAAGTTCCTGCGCGAGCTGGGCGCACACCTGCAAAACCCTCTTACGCGCCACAAGCCATTTCGCAAAGCGAAGAGCTCCGGCCACGGCATCGGAAAGACCACCGAAGTTGCATGGCTCGCCCACTGGGGGATGTCCACCTTCGAAGACACGAAAGTGATCTTCATGGCCGGCACGGGTGATCAGCTCAAAACCAAAACCCAGCCCGAAGTAGCGAAGTGGTTTCGCCTCGGCGCAAACAGTGATCTATTTGAAGTCAACGTGCAATCGATCAAGGTGCGAGAAGATGGCCATGAATCCACCTGGCGCGCGGATTTCACCACCTGGTCGGAAGAGAATCCACAAGCATCCGCCGGCGCCCACAATAAAGGCAAGCGCCTGATCATCATCTATGAGGAAGCATCTGGCATTCCGGATGTGATCTGGAAGACGCAGGAAGGCGCGCTCACCGACGCGGACACGGAAATCATTTGGATTGCGATCAGCCAGTGCACGCGCTCGGAAGGCTATTTCTATGAAGCAGTTTTCGGAAGCCAGCGCCATCGCTGGAATCCGGAAGTCATCGACTCCCGCACCGTCGAAGGTGTGAACGTCGAAGAGATCAATGAATCGATCGCAATCTATGGCGATAATTCCGATCATGTGCGTGTTCGCTATCTCGGCCTCTTCCCTCTCGCCGGCGGCGGCAAGTTCATCGATCTCGAACTGGTGCAAAAAGCCCAGCTCGCGCCGGCCGTCGCGCTCTCGGATGATGCCTTGGTGTGCGGAGTCGATTTTGCCTATGGCGGCGCAGACGATAACGTAGTGCGCTTCCGCAAAGGCCTCGATGCGCGATCGATTCCCTCGATCAAAGTGAAAGGCGAATTCACCCGAGATCCGGCAGTGATGAAGGGCAAGCTGGCCGACGTACTCACGAAGACCTATGACGGCGAAAAAGTGTCGATGATGTTCGTCGATGGCTCCGGAGTCGGCGGCAACGCCGGCGCGATCGTCGCTGGTTTGCGATTGCTCGGCTTTCAGAACGTGCAGGAAGTGAACTTCGGCCACGATGCCATCGATCCCCACTACGCCTACCGCAGAGATGAGATGTGGGGCCGCATGAAGGATTGGATGCGCGAAGGCGGCGCGATCGACGACGACCACGAGCTCGCCGCTGACTTACAAAAACCAGTACTGATCTCTGATTTGAAGCAGCGGGTCAAGCTCGAACCGAAAGATGCAATGAAAAAGCGCCTGGCGAAAATGGGAACGGATTCTTCCTCTCCCGACGATGGAGACGCGCTCGCCTTGACCTTTGCGTTGCCAGTGGTGGCTATCAAACCGTTGCGCGTTGGTGCACCAACCCTCAGTGTCGCCGATCGCATGGGCGACGGGGGATGGATGGGCTAATGGAAGCGATCATCACACACTACAGCGATGCTCATATGTTGGCCATTGGCGCCGTCAAAATGAGCGATGACTTTATTTACGAGGAAGCAGCGGGTGGCGAGCGCTTCTATGTTCTCACCCGCGAAAACCTGAACCGCTTAGGCGAGGCAGCAATCGAAACCGCAAGCCCAGCGACGCATCTTTCCTGTGACTGGTTGTCGGAACTCAAGCAATTTATAAAAGATTGGAGTAAGCCAGATGGCAATTGAGACAGCAGAAGCAGCTAATCCGAAGAAACGGCCGCAAGTTCTTAGCCACATCGAAATCCATCCCAAACTCGGTGGTGGTCACATCGTGAAACATGTTTACGAGGGCTACAGTCACGATCCCAAGAACGTCTCCTTCAACGCCGTGGGGAAATCGCGCGGCGGTGAACACGTCACTGCGCATGTCATGAAACATGCTGGGTTGCCAGCCGCGGCGGATTCGACTGAGAACGAAACCGAAGAGGAAGAAGAAGAGTAGATGCCAGTCTTCCTCGAAGCGAAGTTGAAGCGTGAATACGGCGCTGATTCCGCCATCCCCTACAAGGTGATGAATAAACTGGGTGCCATGCGCGGCAACAAAGAGACAGCCAAGGGCAAGCGCATGCAGAAGAAGCATGATGCCAAAATGCGAAGCCTGAAGGATCTGGCCTAATGAGGATGTTAAATTTCGACCTGGCCAACCCTGCCGATCTTCTGGCTGCAAAAATGTATTTGCTCGCTCAGTGGGGAGAAGAATATAACGCTGGGTTGAGATTCGAGATGCTTTACCTCGGCTTGGATTACTGATGCCACAATCCCGCGAAGCCATCAAGCACGCCCCAGTCTCAAGCGAAGTCTGGCGCGAGCAACGTACCCAGCGCGGCGGGCTTTGGTTTGACCCGCTGAAGATCAAACCGCTCGGTGATCACATTCTGGTGGTTCTCGACGATGAAACTCCGCCCAGCGAAACGATTGTTGCGCCGGACATCGCACGGAACCGCGAAATCGGAACTCGCATCGGTACTGTGATCGCAGTCGGACCTGGGAAGTGGCGCGAAGCTGGCAAAAATAGCGAGAGCTGGATGCTCAACCCTCTGCGTCGCAAGCCGATGACGCTCAAAGTTGGCGATCGCGTGACCATCGGCCACTACTCCGACTGGGAATCGTGGTTCTCGGATTACGAAGGACGGGGTAAGAACGTGGTGCTGTGTCAGGAAGCGGACGTGCGAGGGGTGCTGCGATAGCTCCGGGCAACAAAGAAGCGTTTGAAGCTGCGTTTGAGAAAGTTTACGGCTATTCTCCAAAGCCCAGCGAGCCCTGGTCGGGAACGGCTTCTGGTTATCAACCTCCCGAAGATCACATCTACCAAATTTGGCTTGCTTCAGGTGAGGCTATTGAGAAAGAGATGGCGAGACGATGATCCTTACCGAACAGGCCAAGAAGAAGGTTCCTAAATCCGAGCGCGGCGTCCCCGGGAAATCCGGAACAGGCAGCTATCCCATGCCAGACAAGGAACACGCGCGAGCCGCCGTTGGCCTGGCAGCGATGCACCACGGCAAAAACTCTGCCTTCACCAAAAAGATTCGCGCCAAAGCTGCTCGGCTCTATCCCGGCGGCGAGAAGAAGTTGAGCGACCTCAAATAAGTTGAGCACTTCCCCAAAGATCATTCCCAATGGAACCCACCACTAAGGTTCTTCCCTGTGGCAAATGTGGGCGGGAGATGGTGGTCTCGATCCGCACGATAGTGATCTTCTGCGGCGCGTGCTCGGCAACACTCGGCGATAAGAAATAACTCCTCGGCAATGCCCGTAACCCTTTCATCGAAATCTAAGAAGCGAGGCGGTAAGTCGTCCGCCGACGAGGATCTGATCGCGACTTCGCTGAAGCGATTCAAGATCACCGCTGAAGCCGAGTCGGAATCGCGGCGGCAGGGGCTCGAAGACCTGAAGTTCTCAATCGGCACCGGGCAATGGGATGACGCTGTAAAAGCCAGCCGGGAAATCGAAGGTAAACCCTGTCTAACCATCAACCGCGCGCCGTCGTTCTTACGCCAGTACACCGGTGAAGAACGCCAGCACCGTCCCGCGATGCTGGTGAGCCCGGTCGGAAACGGCGCGGACCTGCAAGTCGCGAAGATTCATCAGGGCGTTTTGCGTCACATCGAAGTGGCCAGCCGAGCTGACACCACTTACGACAGCTCTTACGACATGGGGATGCGGATTGGCTGGTGTCCCTGGCGCATTAAGGTCGATTACGTTTCGGAAACAGGCTTCGACCAGGAGCCGCGCATCGAGGCAATCGAGAATCCCTTCGCCGTCTATCTCTCGCCGGTTCGCCGTCCGGATGGCACCGATCCTCTGTGGGGACATGTGATCCGTGATTTCCAGAAAGACGAATACCTCACGGAATTCGGCAAGACTGAGCTCGCGCGGCTGAATTTCCCTAGCCAAATGGGGAATGCAGAGCCCGGCTGGGTTACGAAAGACGGTGCACGAGTAGCGGAATACTGGTGGATTGAGCTCACCCCGGCGATTCTCTATCACCTCGATGACGGATCGATCAAATTAGGTGATGAAATCACCGAAGAGGAGCGCAAGAACGCGGGTGGGAACAAACGGGAAACCGTGATTCGCAAAGTGCACTGCATCAAGCATGACGCCATGCAGGTGCTCGCGCGCTACGAGTGGCTGGGTAAGTACATCCCCCTTCCTGAATTCAACGGCGTGCGCCTGAACGTCGATGGAAAAATCTATCGTGCCGGAATGATCCGTGACTATCGCGATGCGCAACGGATTTATGACTTCATGGTGACGCGTGCGGTCGAGCAAGTGGATATGGTCTCGAAAGACCCGTTGTGGGTGGCCGACGAGAACGCGCAATACGGCGAAGACTATCGCCAGATGAGCCGGAAAAACTTCTCCCACGTCTTTCATAAGGCATACGATTCGCAGAACCGTCCATTACCTGTCCCCTCGCGGGCTAATCGCGAAGCTCCGATTCAGGCCATGCAAGCCCTGATCCAGCAGGCCGATTACGACATGAAGGCAGTCGTCGGAATCTACGGGTCTTCACTCGGCGAGGAAGCTGGAAATACCCAAGAATCCGGGCTCGCCATTCTGAGCCGACGCCAGCAGTCCGATACCGGGATGATCTCGTGGCACGACAAGCTGAATGAAGCCATCGCCTGGCAGGGGAAGATACTTCTCGATTTGTGGCCGAAATACATTTCGCGG